AGAAGACACAGCCGAAATTGGCGTTGCCGGTGCAGGGCTTACAAATATAGACCTGCCAAGTCAGACGATGAATATCACCGGGAATATTACTGGAAATCTCATAGGAGATGTTACAGGTAATGTAGACGGAACTGTTACAGGCAAGACACCTTCGGAAGCTGGCGATAAAATGAACTTGATTGACATTCCAAATTCAACAGCGGTAACGGCAATACAAAACGGAACTGCAACTGCATTAAAGCAGAACGCTGCCGACATTGTTCTGAAACGTCAAACCGACATTCAAGAAGCTGATAAGATAATAGACTTCCCGAACGGAACTCTTAAGTTCAAGACAAAAGGCACTGCAACTGTATTACTTACTAAAAACTTGAAAGACCCTGACGATGTGGCAGTAAACTCCACAGAGGACGTAATAGCCGCAGAGGAGAATGTATAATGGTTACGGCGGTCGGACGAAATGCAGGCGTTGTAATGCCCACGGTTGAGCAGGTAACGGTTGGGGTAGTCTATGGTTGGCCTGATACACGGACAGGTACAAGTGACTCGGGTGCTACGGCTCCGGCGGCTCCTGTGCTTACAGGTGTTGTAGACGCGGGCGATCAAGACAGCGTAACGGCATCGGTAACGACGACGCCAGAAACTAATACCATCCAGCTTTATTACAGGCAAAAACTTGCGACTGCATGGACTACTGGACTCACTAGAACGGGTTCGGGCAATATAGTACAAACTGGGTTGACTGCGGGTTTTTGGTATGAAATATACACTACCGCGAAAAATCCAAGCGAGTCTGCGCCGTCCAATTTGGTTACTCTTTTTGTAGCGTCTGAATCAGGAACGACAACGCTTAAACAAGCGATATATGCGATACTGGTTGGGAGCGACGCGGTACAGGCATTAGTGGATGGAGGGACTACGCCGGGCGGTGACGCAGTACAAGGCACATCGTCGATTGCTTACCATGCTATAAGTATGGATGGAGACAAACATACAATGGATGGACCGGACGATTTAGCAAAGCGACGAATACAAATTAACTCTTACGGTAAAAGTGAAAGTGATGCAACAATATTGTCGGACGCAGTCAGATCGACATTGGATGGGTATAGTGGAACGATTGATTCACTCGCAATATCTTATATTGCATTGGTGGATGATGGAGACTTAAACGAATTTGAACCTGGAAATAAGAAAATAAGCCGACACGGAATTCGGCAAGATTATTCAGTAATATATACACGTAATTAGAAAGGGTATATCATGGCAGGACAAGGCGGATTTGCAACCACGCTAGGTGGTGCGGTAAACTTTGCAGGGACGAACACACTCGGTGAAATAGTTAGTATCAGCTTGCCTGAATTGGGCATGACTGATATTGATGTTTCTAGTATGGATTCAGCGTCTAACTTTATGGAGTTTGTTGGTGGTCCGATAGATCCCGGAGTTATTGACGTCGAACTTAATTATGACAAAGCCGAAGATGCTTTATTGTATGCGGCGATAGGTGACGCAAACGAAAAGTGGACAATCACTTTCCCGGATGCTTCGACGTGGGCAAGCGACGGGTATGTTAATAAAATAGGCGGTGGTACTGCTACTCCGAACGACAAAATCAACAGGGTTATGTCGATCAAATGTAGTGGTATACCAACGCATGTCGCATAATGAAAGGGTAATATTATGGCTGGACAAGGTGGTTTTGCGACCAGATTAAACGGTACTGAGAACTTCAATGTGGCTGGTAATTCGAGTGCTACGTCAATGACAAGCTTAACCTCTTTTATTGGTGAGATAGTTAGTATCAGCTTGCCCGAAATAGGCGTTACCGATCTTGATGTATCAAGCATGGATTCTACTTCTAATCACATGGAATTTGTGGCGGGATCGAAAGACCCTGGCGTTATTGACATTGAACTGAACTATGACAAGACCGAAGATACCGCACTGTTAGCGGCGGTAAGAGACGCAAACGAAGTGTGGCAAATTTCATTCCCAGATGAATCAATCTGGAAGTGCGTTGGTTACATTAACAAGGTTGGAGGCGGAACGGCCGCACCCAACGATAAAATTAGCAGGGTTGCTTCGATCAAATGTAGTGGAAAACCTACGCATTCGACCTCATTTATAGCCCCTGCCGCTCCAGAAGTTGTGTAAAATAAAGGAAAGAAAAGATGTTAAACAGAAAACAGATTTTAGAATGTAAAGATATTAAGAGCGAAGTTGTTCAAGTTCCTGAGTGGGACGGTGAGGTATCCGTACGGGGACTGACGCTAGCCGAAAAGGATCGTTGGACTGATTGTATTATGAATGACGGTAAGGTGAGTATGAAGGGCGCTACGGCTCTGCTATGTGCCCTGTGTATGCGAGACGAAAAAGGTGAACAGATATTTTCAAGTGATGACATGGACGCTCTGGACAAGAAGTCTGCGTCTGCTCTTGATAGAGTATTCCAGGTAGCCCAAAGACTTTCCGGCATCGGGCAGGAAGACATTGAGGAGACAGTAAAAAACTCAGGAAAGACCCAGACACCAGATTCAGATTAAAGCTGTGTCGAATGTTGGGTTGTACCTTATCGGAATTTGGCCAGCGTATGTCGGCCAAGGAATATGATTTATGGATTGCCGAAGAACAGATCGAACCGCATGGCGAAGAACGAGCAGACCTTCGCACCGGAACAGTAGTGCAAAGCAATCTTACTCCACACTCTAAGGATGCGGTTAAACTGAAAGATTGTATATTGAATTTTGAACCAATAAAAGAACAGGACTGGCATGATTGGAATAATGGACTTATGCTGCATACGGTCGGCATGGGCGGGAAGGTTAAATAATGGCAACAATTAGCACACTCGCTGTAAATCTTATCGCTAGAACTTCCGTATTCGAGAAGGGCATGAGGCGTGGCAAGACTTCTACGCGGTCGTTTAAGAATGCAGCATCAAAAGCAACCGCTTCAGTAGCTAGATTCGCCAGAGGTTTACTTATTGCAGCTGGCGTTGGTGGCATGACATTCTTTATCAAAAGTACTCTGGCTTCTCTGGATGCGGTATCTAAACTTTCAAGACGTATCGGTGTTACTACTGAAGCATTACTTGGATTGCGTCATGCCGCAGAGCTAGCGGGTGTGTCTGCTCAATCGTTAGATAAATCCTTGGAGATATTTGTTCGTAGAATGGGCGAGGTTATGACAGGCTCAGGGGAGGCAAAAAAAGGACTTGAGTTGCTTGGACTGACCGCCGAACAGATGATTAAAAAGACCCCCAATCAGTCGCTTTTAGTTATAGCTGACAGGATTCAAAATTTAGGTACGCAAGCAGAAAAATCGGCTGCCGCATATTTCCTTTTTGGTAGGTCTGGTGCGCAACTTCTAAATATGTTTGAGCAGGGATCAGAGGGGATTGCCAAAGCACAGAAAGAAGCTGAATTGCTAGGGATAACCCTTAAGGGAATTGACTTGAGACAGGTAGAAGACGCTAATGATGCAATGCTTAAATTCAAGAAGTCTATAAGTTCTGTGTTTTCTGTATTGACTATAAAGCTAACACCAGCAATTAAAAAAATGAGTGAATTTCTTATTCGCAACAGAGAAGCAATAATAAGTGCGACCAAGAAAATGGTCATATTTGGTGCTAAAACTTTCATTGCAGTTAATACGATAAAACTTGTTGCTGGTGCAGTAGTTCTATTAACTAAATCCTTCAAATCATTGTCTATAGCTAAAACTATCCTTTTATCTCTAGCTGGGCCTGCTGGATGGGCGGCAATAGCTGTGGGTGCGGCGATTGCTACCGGTGCGATAATCGGAATAAACGAGGCAATAGACGGGACAATAAAGAAAGTTACTGAGTTTGGAGCTGCAACTAAAAAAGTAGAAGCTAAAGCGGAATCATTCGCTACCGAAGCGGCGGCGAGGGCGGAACTTTTAAAAACAGAAAGAAGCATATCTTTTTGGCGAAAAAAACTTATAGACAGGGGAGGTGAAGAGGCATTAAATGGTGATGTAGTTCTCAGACAGATGACTACCAAGGCTAAGAAGCTTAAAGAACAGTTGGTCTTGATGCAAAAACAAAAAAAGGAACAAGATATTGTGGTTGCAAGGGAAGAAAAGAGAACTTCAACTCTGTCATTGATAGACTCTAAGATAAAGGTGCAAGAATCTAAACTTGGTATTGACAGAAGTGGTAAACTAGATAGATTTGTTCAGGCTAGGTTGGGTAGAACACCTAGCGAATCTGGAGGTATCAATACAGAAGATCGTAGGCTTGCTACTGAAACATTGCAAGAGCTAAAACGTATTAGGGAAAGTGTAGCAGAAAATACAAGGAAATTCTAATGGCAACGATTAAGCAAGACATAATACAGGGTAACGGGGCTAGACTAACCGCTAAAGGGTGGGAGTTTGAGCGTGTATTTATTGCTAGTAATTTTTCGTCTAATGGTGATGCAAGACTTATAGAGGCGGTTCAGTCTCTCAATATCGTTTATGGTGATGCGCATCCTGCAATGTCCACTGCGTTTGCTACTGATTTTTCTCCCGAATCAATGTCGTCAAACGACACGGTTCGGGTTACGGTTAAATATCGAGAGTATTCGCAGAACTACCTTATCGAAATTGGCACAAGAAAGTTGATGAAACCTACGACCGAATACTGTCCGTATAGAGAAAATAATGATACACTTCCAATGTTGCTATATTACAAATTCCCAGACG